TATCAGAAGATTCAGAATGTCGCAAGATAAAGAATTTTGGCGATCTGCACCCTGTCTTACAATATAGACTGTATTACAAGATTGACAAGGCTCACCTAGCAAACTGGAAAGCAAACAAACCTCATTGGTATGACTACTCAGTAGAAAAAATCATCGCCACAACAATTTAAAAAAATTTAAAAAAAATATGCAGACAATACAAGGAAATCTATTAGACTTCCCAAATGGGATTAACATGATATTCCATCAAGCTAATACAGAAAATGTTATGGGTGCAGGAATCGCATCACAAATTCGTAAGCGTTATCCACAAGCACATAAAGCAGACAAGGATTATTTCGTGCCAAAAGGAAAAGAAAGATTGGGGCATTATACTCAAGCACTTGTAAGTGGAGACTCTAAAGATTATAAATTGGTGGTGAATCTCTATGGTCAAAGATTGGGTGAGGATAGTGTTTGGGGTATTCCGACTGATTATTTTGCTTTAAGGGACGCTTTGAGGCGTTGCTTAGATGACCATACTACGTTCTCTGGATACTGTGATGATGCAATTTGTGGTTTTCCCTACGGAATGGGGTGTGGACTAGGAGGTGGAGATTGGAAAATCGTAGAGAGTATTATTAAAGAAGCCCTAGAAGAATTTAACCTAAAAGGATTTATTATAAAGTATAAAGTATAAAATATGAAACTAGAAAAACTAACACTATCAGAACAAGTCTTGGTCAAGATTTTGGCAAAACTCAATTCTATTGATCCATCTTCTGCCGCAGAGTTTGAAGATGAAGTAACTGAAGAAGTAATGTATCACGCTCTCAAAAAGTCAGAAACAAATTCCTAATAATGGACGCATACGAAACACAAGCAATCCGAATTATCCGTAAAGCTATCGACAACAAAGTATTGCTCCAGAATGAGGCACAAGACCTCCTAGAACTCTTTAGAGAGGAAGCAGGTGAACATAGCCCTTGTTATGCTTATAATAACCTTGAGGGCGATTTACAGAGCATAGTTGCAAATGGAGCAGTAAAAAAAACAAATTGATTACAAACTACAAAAAACTATAACTACAACGTATTATGTTTTATTTTAAAATTTATTTAAATTCTGTTTGCGTTTGCAGTACGTTTACCCCTTTTTACCCCTTACTTTAGCCCTTTTACACCCCAAATTCCCTCGCTTTCCCTACCCTCCTATCCTTCCCCAACCCTTATAGAATAAAGGATATAGTATAAGTAAAAGAGAAAGATAATTATATTATATAAAATGGTTAAAAAGATGGGATGGGTATTCTCCCTTTTCTCTCTATAAAACAACAAAAAATATTATTCGATTAAAATATGACGACAAAAACACAATATTATTTAGGCATGGTACTATGCTTTATCATAGGCGCAATTATTACTCCATTCTATGGGGTTTTTATTACCGCTGTGCGTCTAGCCTACTGCGTAGGCGGCATAGCGTACGACACGTTCTTTTTCATTCCAACAATGGCTAGTGCATTTCACTATAACTTTTGGCTGAAAGTAGAAGGATTAAAACAAAAAAACAACAATCTAAACTAATCTGGTGGGAATAGAAATTATTTCAAATATCGCATTATAGCCATAAACAAAAAATTCCTATGGTGAAATCGTAATTTCAATAGGATCTGTTGCCGAATTATAACTCGACCAAATATACTGCTTGACTGTCTTGGTTTAAATCGAGTGCTTGTTAAGTTTACAAAACAATTTTATTGGTTGTTTCGAGACTACTACTAGGTTTTCCTTAAAGCAGAATTTAAAAAAATTTAAAAAAATTGGGCGGATTATTGTGCGACCCTTCGCACGTTGACATATCATATTACACTAGAGAAATAAAAATTCCACTGGGAATCAAAAAAAATCCAAATATTGCTTGACATTTGCGCCAACTTCAAATATACTACTACTATGAAAATCAAGAAAAGGGAATTAATTAAATATTTAAAAAATATGGCACAAGAGTTAAATGAACATGCGGCAGACTATGCCAAAGATCGCGACTACGGAGAGGCAGATGCCTGTGCCATTGTCTCATCTTTCTTGATGGACGACCTCATTAATGGCATAAAATATGATTTTAGCAAGGAGGCAAAGTAAACAATGAAACTCAGAATCTTTAGAAATATACAAGGAAGCCAGAGAGACAAATTCCCAGATGGGAAAGAGTATCTACTGGATGTAGAGAATAACAATGAACCCGCCGAATTTGAAAGCATGGAAGATATTTTTAAATTATTTAAAGATGAGGGGCATGACATTACAACTGAACAAGACCTCATGAATAATGGTATCAATATAGAATCTGTCGCCAAATAATTATGAAGCCAAATATTGACCCCCACAAACCAAAGCCAAAAACTTTTTCGATTATAGTTGTGGGAATATTGGCAGGTCTTTTAATCGCATCATTTTATTGCTTAGGTTCTGATATTATAGAGTTGGAAAACCGCATAGAAAAACAAGAACGATTAACTGAGTCTGTGGAGGAGCAAATAAAAATACAAAACAAAAAAATAAACATCTTAATAGATATACTAAAAAAACATCATCACGATAAATTTACATAATGGAAACTAAAACACCTATCGACAACCTAACAGAAAAAACCTTTCGATTACTGGGAGCGTTGCAAGAACTGAATGAGCAAGACCCAGAATCGCACGAAAAATTTGGTGAGGCTATGATTGAGCAAGCTAGAGCCATGCAACCATTTCTTCAGCAAAAGTAATCAAACAAAAATTTAGCTTAGGTTTTGTGCGTCGCTCGGTCGGCACAAATTAAACGACAGACGAATCAGCTAGTTCTAGCATAGTGTCCCGATCCCAATATGATTCCTGCCTAAGTTTTTTTAAATTTATTTAAATTATGTTTGACATATTGGAATATTAAGACATACTGGTTTACATCATGAAAAAAACATTAAACAAAGATGGCACTCCTCGTAAGACAGGTAGTGGTCGCAAGAAGGGTGCAACTTCCTTCGTCAACATCACCTTAACCGAACTAGAAAAGTTTTGCGGTTCAGCAACAGGTATTCCAGTAAGTCGTGTGTGGCTTGAGCGTATGGGTGCATCAATTGAGGACACTGTACCTGCTCCTGTATCAACAGTAGCCCCAGAGCCAGAAGCCGAACAAAAAATCTCATTCACTCTACATAAGTAATATCATGGGAAACACAGAGAAACTAATTTTAAAAAACTTTGCACAAAAGGATTGACACAACCACAAAAATCCACATACTGAAAGTCCTATGATTACTAAAACTATGTTCAAAAACCTAATCGGTCAAGACGAGGTAAAGCGTCAGCTTTCCTTTTACGCTAAAGCACAAAATTCTACTGGAGTCGCACCATTTCTTATGTTGAGTGGGGCAAAGGGCTTGGGTAAGACTGAGTTCGCTAAGGAGTATGCTTCCAATCTCAAGAACAAGGATGGCAGTCAACGTCCATTCCTTGAGATCAACTGCTCCACTATTAAAAATGCTAATGCTTTCTTTGAGCAAATCTTCTTGCCCATTGTGATGCACAACGAGATTACCATCCTATTGGACGAGGCGCACATGCTTCCCAAGGATTTGGTTAACGCCTTCCTTACTGTATTCAACACAGAGAAGAGCAACTTCAAAGAGTATCATCATGGCGAACAGATTTTTGCTTTTGATTTTGCCCAACAAAATTTCATCTTCGCTACTACTGAGATGGATAAGTTGTTTGCTCCCTTCAAGGATCGCCTCACTATCGTAGACTTCAAGCCTTATACAGTTGACGAGCTATCTGAAATTATTGATTTGGTTTGTGGCGAGATTGAGTTTGAGGATGGGATTCTCACAGAGATTGCTGAGACTACAAGGGGCAACGCTCGTTCAGCAGTCAAGCGTTCCAAAGAGATCATGCTCTACTGCGAGTCTGTGAATAACAAGGACTATTCCAAAAAGGATTGGGAGAAGATGTCTCACACCTTGGGTATCAAGCCTCTTGGGTTGTCCAACATTGAGCTTGAGATTCTCAGCATCCTCAAGGAGCGTGGCAACTGCTCACTTCAGATGCTCTCAGCCGTTACAGGTATGAGTCGCACAGCAATCCAGAAAGAAGCAGAACTCTATCTTCTCAAGCGTGGTCTAATGAAGATCAATGGTCAGCGTGAGATAAGCGGCAAAGGTGTAAACATATTAAAAGATATGTAGTATTTCATAGCGTGTTGTGTGTTGAGCCGTCATTCCTTCGGGAGTGGCGGCTTTTTCGTGCCGAATTATATAGTAACCAAATAAGCTTGACAATTTGTATTATACCAAATATGAGTGGGAATCTATACCAAACCAAATAAAGACTTAATAATATACCAAACCAAAAAAATTAAATGAGACTATATTGAGACTGAAGTTTTGTAAGTTGTTGTATATCAAGGAGTTGCGCGTCGCGGGCGGCCCCCGCCCCACAAGTCGTTGGCTAGCAAGGACTTACACAGTCCCGACGTGATTCCCGTCACGCTCGATAGCCCAACCTTCGTAGAGGTCGATGTGCCTGACATCGCCACGCCCAACAGTAGGGCAGTAGATCATGGCGAGTTTCCCACAAGAGTAGGTAAACATTACCTTGACGGTGCGAGCGTGGTTGCGAGTGGGGCGGAGGAGGTCATCTTTTTTGATTATCATGACTACAGTCTAACGAAAAAAATGGTTCTGTCAACTATTATTTTTAAAAAAAGCCCGCTCTGTCTCCTGCGAGCAAGTTGCGTAAGTCGTTCTATATCAAGCACTTACGACGCGGGGGCGGCCCCCGCCGCGTAAGTCGTTGACTACCAGCGACTTAGGGAATTCTAGCCGATCCCTAAGTCGTTGAAGCTCAAGCGCTTATGAGATCAGTTTATCAAACTGCGCTCGCGAGCATTTACCGTCAAAAATTTTTGGTATGCTAAAGCCAACCTTACCATTTACAACGGTATTAGTTGGAGTGCGCTTGGAGCCGTCATACACTTGAGCAATTTTAGTTTTAGGATTATAGAAGCCGAATTTTTTACTGTAGTTCATTTTAGTCTAACGTTTTTTTGTGTTTGTTTTTGCGGTTGTATTTCGAGCGGTCGCGAAAGGGGCGGGAAGGCATTAAGCCTAACCCTTTCCTAACGGTTTTTTCTAACTGCCGAAGACTAAGTTTTGGAAGAAACTTTTTTGCCATAGCCTTGAGTCTTGTTTAGTTGCAAGAGGTTCGACGCTAGTTTGGAAGCGTAAGAATTCGTCTTGCAAGTCGGTTTCGGTCGTGGGCAGTTGCCCGTGCGAGTTGATTTGATTTTTGCTTTCACAGATTTTTTTGATTAGATTATATCGTTCAGTAGGATTCATGGTTGAGTGTTATCATTAAGAAGATTAAGAGGGTTAGAATTATTATCATTTACTAGCCTATAACAAAGCCTGTTTCGTCCTTCTTGGCAAGTCCTTTTTGCACAAGTCCAACAATTTTATTTTGCGCATCTAAAAAACGCAAGTCTGTTTCGTCACCGTTGACAACTTCCACAGACTTCCAAGACTTAGGAAACTCATTGCGAAAGACTGCCGCGACATTTCCGCCAAGCTTGAGAACCAAGTCAACTAAGTTGTCATTACATTCACTACGCGAAAAGGTAAGATGATAGTTGCTTGGCATTTCACCTTTTAGATATTTTTGCATACGCGGAAAAGACTTGGTATAATCGTAAAACTGCACATCGGGATACATCTCCATAAGCGAAAGCTTTTTTCCGTGCGATTCAACTTTTATGTTTTCCCAAGGCAGATCGCTTGTAAGATTGAGACGAAAGCATGGCTTCATGTCTTTTTTTGCGGAAAGTTTAACAGCGTTGCTAATCTCTTTAGCAAGTTGCCATACGAAAGCATTTTTATCGGCAAAGAATTTTTGTGTTTTTGCAATGCGAGATTTTTGCACATTCGACATCGCGCCGCGTCCAGCAGTGTTGAGACAAGCAGCAGCGCATCCAGCCGAAGCATGGGCGCAAACATTTTTGCCAGCCAAGTTAAAAGGCGCAAGGTGTAGACCAAAAGTAGTCCATCCAAGTTTTTCGCCTTTGATTGTTTTCGAGTTTCCGTTGTTTAGTAGTTTAGTCATAAAAGCATTATCTGAGAATTTGTCGCGCAAGTCAAGCGATATTTAAAATAAATTAAAAAAACTTTTCAAAAAAAACCTAAAGAAAAGACTTGACAAGCTCAGCGACCAGCGCGTGAAAGAAGTTGCGTAAGTCGTTGAATACCAAGGACTTGCGACGCGGGGGCGGCCGCGGCCGCGTAAGTCGTTGATTATCAAGCACTTACGAATGTCAAGCAGAAAAAGAAAAGCCCCACCCCGAAGGGTGAGGCGAGAGCCGTTAGGAAGCGTTGAGAACTAATTCGCCCTCAACTGGTTTGGCGTGAGCCGCGAAGGTGTCAAGCACGGAGTAGAGCGAGCTTGAGCGGTTCGCCGTGTTGAGCGTGTTGCCCCTCCACACGTTCGTGAAGGCGTTTTGAAGACTCCAAAGGTCGCGACCCTCAAAGTTCTCATGTTCGGGCTTGTGCCACTGTGTGAAGATGTCAGCAATTTGCGTCTTGCCACACGCGCCAGCTTGAAAGCCGCGCAGGATTAAGTCGTGAGCCACACGATCATCAATCTCGGTTGACTTGTAGGAGTCAATGCGGTTGTCCGTAGTAATCCAAGACTCCATAAGTTGACCAATCGCACGTGAAATGATTTGCGGTAAGTCGCGCATGATGTGAGTAGTATGGCGGCGACCAAGCACGATCTCGTTAGAGAAGATCAAGTTGGAGCAAACGAAAGGCGCATCACCAGCAGAGATGCCAGCGCGGAAAGCCTTATCGTGAGAATTGCGAAGACACATAACAGTGCCAACGTCATCGCCATGCTTGCGACCTACGCCCTTGACTTGGAACAAGCCAAAGTAGCGTTGACCATAGCGGTGCAACGCGTGATGCTCATTCACGATCTCAAGATCAGTGTTGCCGATAGACTCGCGGAATTGACCAACCAAAGCATCGTGAGCGATAGGAGTCCAACGATCAGAAGCGTCGGGAGTAGAGACAGCTTGAACCTTAGAGAAGTCGCACTGTTTTGATTCGCACACGTTAAGGCGAAGGAGTTCTTGATTTGCAGGGTGTGTATTTTCGATGTTCATAGTATTAACTTTATATAGTATTATTATTTAATTGTGAGATTACATCATATGAGAAAATCAATGTGGTGTCAAGCGTTTACCAAAAAAATAAAAAAATAATTAGAAAAAAAGTTGGCACGGAACTTGAGCCCCAGAGCAGTCAAAGTTGCGTAAGTCGTTGAATATCAAGGACTTACGACGCGGGGGCCGCCGCGGCCGCGTAAGTCGTTGAATATCAACTACTTATGGATTTTGCACCCTGAGAGATTAACATGAGCGAGTCGAGCAAAAAAAACTGGATCGTGGGAGTTAGTTTCAAAGTGGTCACACTTGTAAGGATTGTAGCTAACACAAACTTCGCACTTGTGTTTTTGTGTGCTGTTTTTTATTTCATAGCCCTCTATAAAAGCGTGAACATTTTTTCTTTTTTCTTTTAACACTCTTTTGCGTCCAGCTTCAGAAACACGAAACGAGGCGTTTTTAAGCACGATAGAAGTGGCGTGGCGTTTGACTCGCCAGCCTTTTTCTGTCTTCTCTTGAACCGAAAAACATTTTTTGTGCAGGTTTCTGTATACTCTTACTTTCATATTACCAAATGGTTGATTCAATTTCTCGGCGATGCTCTTGGCGTATCTCAATGTATTGTCTGAGGTCTTCCAAAGTTTCAAAACGTTTGAGCTTCTCTTCATCTTCCATGCACTCTACTACAATATCGCCGCCGTCTTCGTAATGTTCGTAGCAGTATGAATTTATTTGATCGATTGTCATTATAGCTCCTCCCATCCAACTGATTTGCACATTAAAGTTGTTGGGTGTCCGTTACAATCACAGATCTTAACGACATCTCCGACACTTGTAGAGTGAAAGGTTCTCTTGTCCGAGCAGTTTTCCCACAGAGCCAAAAGAATTTTTTCGTGTGTTTTAGTGATAAGCTCGGTCGGCGCGTTAGTAACGTGAAACAAAAGCTCAGCAAGCTTTGACGGAATATGTGGATATTCGATATGCTCTACGTTCAGCCGAACAGCAAAAACACATTTGCGAGCGACCTCCCATTTCTGAACAAAAGGTTCATCTTCGCTGCGGTGTAGTGATAAGGTTATTTTCTTCATGTTGATATGATGTATTATTTTTTGTGATTAGTCAAGTATTACTTTGCATAAGAAGCATCATAACCTTTGTCTTCTAAGATTTGAATAATTGACGGAGATAGAGCAAAAACTCCATCGTAGTCAACCAGTTCCTTGCCCTCAAACCAAAGACCTCCTTCGGCATACCATTCTTCACCTCCAGTTTCTTCGTCATACATTTCAAACGAACCATAATTTTTGTTTGGCTGGACATGCACGGATATATTCATCTGGACTCCATTTTCTTCGCGGATTGTTCCGAATGAGTTTTCAAGGGTGAGGTTTTCTGTAGTTGTTTTTGTCATTTTCATATTAGTATAATGTATTATTTAATTCGACGAGTCAACCCTTTTTAAAAATTTATTTAAATTTATTTGAATTCGTAAGTTGTTGATTATCAAGCACTTGCGGGTCTGCGCTGGCCCCCGCCGCGTAAATCGTTGACCATCAAGGACTTACAGAACTCTTGATCCATATAGCGAAAAGCCGCCTTACCCCATACACAAAAGGTAAGACGGCACACACACGTTGCACACGACTACAACAAAAGAAATTTAAGCCGCCTCGCCCTAACCACAAGACGAGGCGGCACACACACGTTAACCAATCACGCTACACAAGTTTAATTTTTTCGATTCGGTTTTTATAGAAGGAGCGGATGCCGCTGTGCTTCGCGCCAGTGGCGTAAGAATAGGTGTTGAACATATCGCCCAAGTCTTCAATGAAATTCATGTCAATGACATAAGAGCCAACAGTCTCATCAGACTTTTTCTTGTAGGTGATTTGAGCCATATTATTCTTAGCGAAAGCGCGACGAATAGCAAGGCGAGTTTTTTGGATTGGATTTAGTTTTAGGTTTTTCATGTTTTCTTTTCTCCGTTTTGGATTTTCGATTGTTAAGATTATATTAAATCACAAAAGTTGAGCTTTGTCAATAGTTTTTTTAGATTGGTGCGGATATAACCTGTTTCAATTGGTTGGCGCTCTCGGTCTTTCGACTCATTTCCGCTTGGGTGAACCCTTTAGGCGTTTAGGTCGAGCGTTCAAATTCTCCGCTTAAAATGTTAAAACCTCAGAGCAGTGGCAACTCCCTCTTCGCTATTTGCGAATCCAGTTGGCTTGGGGATGCCCTTCTAAGGCAGACGTCATCCAAGCGAGGTTAAATCTTGAGGGTGTTTAACTAATCAATCTTATCAACGCACCCCCACGCTGTCCTCGACGCATTGCCAGCAGATCCCCATGCTCGGCTGTTTACCTGGCTTTCTTCGAGTTAGATAAGAGACAAACGATTTGCTTAACCTTGGTAGCCTACTAAAGCAATTTCATCTACCAGCTTCTAGGACTCGCTTGTCTAAATTGTAAAATGTTAAAGAACGATTATGTTTTACATTATGTATTGTTTTGGGCATTAGTCAACCCTTTTTTGAAAAAAAATAGCGCCAAATCAAATCGAACGCAAATCGAACGCAAATACAAGACAAATAGCGTATATATCTAATGATCAAGCAGTTATGTATGTTCCCGAAATGAATTTCGGGAACCTCTGTAAGTTGCTGAGTATCAAGGACTTACGCGCGCGGGGCGGCCTCGGCCCCGTAAGTCGTTGACTGTCAAGGGCTTGCGCAACCCCTTAGCGGAAGTCGGCTCTTTCCATAAGCTCGCGCTCAAGCTGAGCTTCGTGAGCCATCGCCTCGGCGCTTTCACGCTCCTGTTGCTCGCGCAACATATCGGCTTCGAACTCAGCGAACTCGGCCTCGGACAAGTCAGCCCAAGGGTCAAAAGAAGAATCAGAGAAGGAATCAGTAGTAGTCATAATTAAAACAATAAGAATTTTGGTGAGGTTGTCAAGCGATTTTGAAAAAAGATTAAAGTTTTTTTGTTGCGTAAGTCGTTGTATATCAAGCACTTGCGCGGCGGGCGCGGCCCTGGGCCCGTAAGTCGTTGACTGTCAGAGACTTACGGCTCTCCTTCTCTCTCTTCGCGGATTAGGGCAAAGACCTCAGCTATAGTCTTGACCTCGCCCGTGTCGCCGTTGGTGAATTGTCTCATATTGTGTTAGATATAGAATCTTCATCAGCAAGTCTATCCATCTCCTTCATGTATTCTTCAACTTGATCACACTCTTTACGAACGCAAGCAATAGCTGCTTGGACATATTCAAAGTCAGCGTCCATGAGTGAGTCGTCTACTACCACCGAGAAGAGCCTCTTGATTTGTTTTTCTGTTCGTTTATCAATCATAAAGTGATGTTGTTAATGCTTAAAAAAGAATAAGAAAAAAGGTTAGGCTGTCAAGCGATTTTGAAAAAAGATTAAAGTTTTTTTGTTGCGTAAGTCGTTGAATACCAGTAACTTACAGATGCTTTGAGACCTTTGTCCAGTAAATTTCTAGATTTTTTTGCTTTTTGTCGCTTTTCGGATTTGCAACCCGTTTCCAAGCTGATCCTCCTCCATTCCAAACGAAGGCAAGATGTTTTGCATTTAACTTTTCGCCATTACGTTTGATATACTTTTCATAGTGACGAAAGATTCCGATTGCGATATTATGGGAAGTCAAGCGGTTTGACATTTGCTTGTGCTTTATATTCGTGCCATAGATGCGATTATAATCAGCCAACATGATAGGTCTAATCTGAAGAGAGCCTAACGCTTTTTCGCTTTCGTTATAAGCGGAAGGATTGCAATTGCTTTCCACTTTTTCTAAAGCAACAATTAAATCAGTTAATGTCGCGCCTTGTGCTATTGATGCGCAGATGGCGAATGTTAGTAAGATTAATTTTTTCATAGTGCTGTTAATTTATATTTGATCCCGTCCACTTCGACAACCTTGCCTTCGCAGGTATTAGTTGATTTGGCTGGACGTGGCGCACCTTCTCGGAGACCATTGCTGTCCTCGAAGTAATTCCTGTTGCCATTGTCATCATACTGACACCTATACGAGTAGTTATGACTATTCTTGCAGTAAGTTATTTTATTATTGTCATCATACTCAAACTTATACCAGTAGCCATCGCTGTACTCTCGGTAAGTCGGCTTGCCATTAGCGTCTTTAATCTCAATAGGAAAGCTAAATGCAATCCCTAGTTCTGTCAGTGTTTTGCTTAGTGGTTTCATAGTTTGTATGATGGTTATTTTTGTGCGGTTGTCAAGAGTCTTTTTCTTTTTTTTAGTTGCGTAAGTCGTTGTTTATCAAGGGTTTGCGCGGCGCGGGCGGCCCTGGCCCCGTAAGTCGTTGATATTCAAGCACTTACATGATTGAGTTTATCGCAACCCCTGAGACAGTGTCAAACATTTTTTGAAACCAGCTAATTTTATTTGCGATGAAGTAAGTGCAAGCCGCGACTGTCAAGCAAATTGCAGTTGTTTTGTCAATAGTTATTTTCATTTTATTTGATTGCGTTGTCGATTTCCTCGAAGCGTTCCCATGTCGCTTCTTTCGTTTGTTGAGCTTTGTCGTCGAGCTTAAGCCCGACAAACATTGCCAACCCAAGAATGAGTCCAAAAAGCACCAGAGTTAAAAGTTCCCAAATTTTCATATTATTACCCTTGTTTAACAAAAATCATTGTGTAACCATCCGAAAGACGACCATTTTTAATGTTATTGACGTGCTGAAAGCCTTTAGAGATTAACTCTTTTTGTTGACGCAATACTTCGTCGGTTAGAATTGATGAGACTTTAATTTCTTTTCTAATGTTCATGTTATACAGTATGATTATTTTTTTGCGGTTGTCAAGGTATTTTGGAAAGTTTTTTCCATTAAAACAACTTCTTTTTCTCCGTAGATCTTGCCCCAACGAGAAGGTGAGATTTCGGGATTTAGCTTGCGGTTGTGAGCATAGCTAGAAAAAGTTAGGTGGTCGATTACTTCGGTGATTAATTTGTTTGTGTCTTTCATTATCTTATAGAATAGGAAATTTTGTGTGGTTGTCAAGCGTTTTGGAAACTTTTTTGTTTTTTATTTTAGATTACGCAAGTCCTTGGTTATCAAGCACTTGCGCGGCGCGGGCGGCCCTGGGCCCGTAAGTCGTTGATAATCAGCAACTTACGGGTGTCAAGCTTTTTTATCCGAATTCCACGATTCCTTTTATCATCGCTTGGATATCAGCGCCTGTCAGCTCGCAGTCAGCGTCGCCACCTTGCCCGTCGTCGGCAAGGATAAGAACGCGACCAGCTAAGGCATCGGGGTAAATCTTGTCGATAAACCTAACGCCTCTTTGCGTACCATTGATTAATCCTTCGTCGTCAATGTATGCGACATGCTTGCCATCGGGAAACCTCACACAAGTAAAGCAGCGGCAATCGATCATGCGTTGGATATCTTCGAACCCGTCAACCTCAACAGTTGAGATCGCGGGGAGAAAAGGGTCTACTAGTATTGCTTTTGTCATAATCGTCATTTGGTTAGTTTACTTCGAGAGGAGAAAGGTCAAGGATGGGCTCTTCGCAATCTTCGCGAGGAAGACGCTCCACGCCTTCACGCTCAAGGCATGAGTCGATGAAGTCAGCCCAGTCATAATCTTGGCGGTCAAGAGCATCCCAGTATTGGCAAGAGAGGTCGTGCAATTCGTTATATTTAATCATGCTTACAGTATAGGTTAAAGAAGTGGCAAGTCAAGCTTATCGCAAAGTTTTTTTAAGTTTTTTAAAGTTTTTTTCGTGTCGTAAGTCGTTGAGTATCAAGCACTTACGCGCGCGGGGCGGCCTCGGCCCCGTAAGTCGTTGACTGTCAGCGACTTAGGGGCTTCGGTGTTACGCTACCACTAGGTGAGCAGGGGTGCAGCAGCTGTCGTCTACCAGCTCGTCGCCGAACCAGATCGCCCACTCGTCGCAAGGATTAGCGAAAGCGTAAGCTTCGGCGAGACCCTCACGAGACTTAGGGAAGTCGCGCACTTGCTCGCGCATCTCGCCTGTGTTAGAGAATTCGACTGTGGTGACTGTGTATGTTTTATTTGTTATCATATGTATACAATAGGGATTCAAGGGGTGATGTCAAGCTTATCGTAAACTTTTTTTAATTTTTTTTAACGATTCTTTAGGCGAATCATTACGCCCTTGTTACGCTCAAGCTCTTGCTCGAAAAGCTCATCGCAGAACGCTCTCCATTCTTCTTCGCTGATCTTTCCTTCGCGGAGATCAAACCACATCATGTCGTATTCTTCGTATGTAATCTTAGTTTTCATGTTATATAGTATGGTTATTTTTGTGTGATATTAGAGTCCCTAAAAATCGTCTATAAATCGAACCGCATCGTCAATATGTTCTGCGTAGTTTTTAATCTCTTCAATGAGAAGTTTCTTAATGGTTCTTGCAATTTCTGGTACATCTTCTTTTCGCAGAGACCATTCAATATCGGAAGGCTTCCAATCGTAGCACTCAGCTTCAATTATTGATTCAATTTTACTCATGATTTATAGTATGGTTATTTTTGTGCGATTGTCAAGTGTTTTTGAAAATTACTTTCAAGTTTTTTTGCTACGCCCTCGCCGTAAACTTTGCCCCAACGACTAGCTTTGATCTCAGGGTACAGCTTGCGCTGAGTGTTGTAGCTCGCTTGCGTGAGGTGGTCAATGACGTTGTCGATTTCTTTATTGCTTATCATGTCTTACAGTATGTGGAATCCATTGCGGTTGTCAACCCCTAATAGAAAAAAAATAAAAGTTTTATACAGACACCCTACCCCATTGTCAAAAAAACGTGTCCAGAGAAACACAGAACAAGCGGGGGGGAGAGTTTCCTCAATCTCCAAACACATTTTCACGATTTGAAACAACGGCGAAACGTTCGCGCAAGTACCCCCCTACCTTTGTGGTAGAATCGGCGCACCTGCTATGAACCACATATAGAAAAAACCAAAAAAATACGAGACCTATTTTTGCCTAAGCCTTTCATGTTCTTCCTTATGGCAATTAGCGCATAACAAAATACAGTTTTGCAGTTCTTTTTTAAAATTGGTACTCCGACCAGGATTCGAACCTGGAATAGCAGATTAGAAATCAGCGGTTATATCCCTTTAACTATCGGAGCGTTTGTTTTTTTGTGCCAGTTCAAAAAAGTGTCAATATCTGCTAATTGATTATATTCGATTTCATATCTACTTTGATCATAAGTGAAATTATTGGTTTTGGTTCCAGCTTTCTTTAAGTCAGCTATTTTGAAAAACTTTTTTTTGGATATAATGCCGCATATCCAAACAACGCTAAAATCGTTCTTGACTCTACTGAAAATATAGTAATCGGTGGCTCTATTTTTTTGCTCTTCATATAAGGTGGCACTATAATTAGACATTGGTTTGCCATTGCACCCTTGAGCTTTGGAATCTATTGTGTCTGAGTTTTTTAAAACAAAATCAACAGAATGACCTTCCGCATAAACTATATCTGCATAAGCGTTGCTAATTGCTGCTTCGGCTAGATAACCAGTTATTCTTTGTCTGTGTTTGTTTGATCTGTGAGTGCCTGTATGTCCGAACATTTCATAGAATTTTTTATTTCTTTGATTTGCTTCATCAAGCATGAATTTTGTAACTTCAACTTCTACCATGAGTGTGTATACTATTGCCCCAAAAATAAAAGTCAAGCTAAAAATGGCGCCGCAGGGAGAAATCGAATCCCCTTTGGCGGTTTTGGAGACCACTTGTTTACCTTAAACACTGCGACATAAAATGGTGGGCCCGCTCGGACTTGAACCGAGACTCAACGAATTATGAGTTCGCTGCTTTCACCAATTAAGCTACAGGCCCTAAAAGTGTGAGGGAGTCGACCGCTACGCAGTCCTTATCCTCATTATCAACCCCCGCCGTCGCAGAGAAATTACAAACTCAATCTAAACACCAATATAAGATTTGATCAGATTCTTATACTTTTTCGCCAAATTATGCTTGAATGATATAGGAGTCTTTCGACTCTCACGGCACTTGAGGTCCGAATTTCGTCATTCAGAGGCATGGCAGGTCTACTTTGATAATAGTTAACCCAATAGATGACGTAGAGAAGTTACCTTGTATGACAAATGATCGATCTAACAGCATACCGCTCAATCAACGCCTATTCCACAAGCCTCATATCCTAGTACGTTCTACACTACTTTTTTAGTTTCCCCCTATTTGGAATGGTGGATCATTACCCAATACTTCTTGAAAAGTATCAGAACTATTAAATTGATCAGCAGTGAGCAATAGCCTACATCACTTGCACTGCTGGATACGTTAACGTGTTTGCTCCTCACGATACCGATTTGACGACCTATGACAGAGCGGTACGTTCTCTGCTTTTTTTACCTATAGTGTGCATCATATCATCAAGGCTACTTAGATGAGAGGCATTAGGGGTCAAGGTGGTAGGTTCGGCAGGATTTGAACCTGCGAATGACTGGATCAAAACCAGTTGTGTTAGGCCACTTCACCACGAACCAATAAAATTGGTACACCCTCTGGGACTTGAACCCAGAACCAATTGATTAAAAGTCAACTGCTCTACCGATTGAGCTAAAGGTGCTTAATACACAGGATAGGTCGTTACTCCTATTACGGTCTTTGTGGAACTAGGCTTACGATTACCAATCGATCACCATGCTTCTATGCGCTTCGCGTTTTGCAGTTACGGTCACGAAAATGCCATAGAATTAACCGAGTCGATATTCCGCCTTCCTCGGACGCTGGCCCACGCAGTGTTTCTACTTTCAACACCGCCTGTGTAAAATGTACCCAGCCTTTATGATCATTCAATGAAGAAGAGGATCACTGGGTGTGTTAAAATGGCTGCGAAGGCTGGGATCGAACCAGCGACCAAGTGATTAACAGTCACCTGCTCTACCGCTGAGCTACTTCGCAATAAAAATGGAGGTCACACTCGGATTTGAACCGAGAAAGGCTGATTACAAATCAGCTGTTTTGCCAATTAAAACTATGCGACCTAAGTACCCCTATGCGGATTCGAACCGCAGTCGCTTGGATGAAAACCAAGTGTCCTAGACCTGGCTAGACGATAGGGGCTTAAATGGTTGCAGGGGCAGGAATTGAACCTGCTCACGAAGCTTATGAGACTCCGTTGGCTACCTAACCTCCCTACATAAAAATTTCAAAAAATAAACTATCAAAGATCAATAACAAACACTATGTACATAAAAAATAAAATGTCAACCCTAAAAACAAAAAACCCCAACTTTTTTACAAGTCGGGGCTACGTTGATTCGGAGAGTTATAAAAAACTACACAACGAAAGCCCCAATACTTGATTGTGGTCTATTATTCGTTTCTGTTGTCTTTATAAGCATCTGCGTGTTATATTACACTAAATATCCTGCTCTAGGATCAATTTGAATGCATTTTCTTGGAATAGATACGAACTATCTTCTAGCTTTAGGTAATCGTTAGCACCTGGAGTAGGCGAATTACCAAAAAAATCTTCGATATTCAAGGGTCTGAACCCAGCATCTACAGGCCTAGAAATATTTTCACTAAATCCAAATTTGTCTAATTTTCTGTTTAACTCTTGTAAAAGATGCGTAAACATATGGAGGTTTTGAGATTCGCTGATTGGATAGAAAACTAAAAGAGAGCCTATCCGACTTGTTAGGGAGTTAATGGTGTCGTTATCCCAATTAAATGTTTGGTGTATTTCTTTTTCTAAAAGATGGATATTTTCTATGCTCATGTACTAATTCTTTTACACATAAAAAGCCCCATAATCTTGAGAACCAAGAAAATGGGGCTTAAATTTGTTACGACCGATAGCAAAAACACACCACGCGATTAAGCAGATGGGGGCGAGTAGTGTTACACTTAAAAACAAAGAAAAAAGAAAAAAAATTTTAAAAAGAAAAAGTGTAAATGAATTTATGTTTGTAGGTTCGGAAGATACAAAGGTAATTATGCAAGGTTATGCCATCACTGGTGTCACAGATATATCATTCACTTCTAATGTTGAAGAAGATGCGGTTGTGTTACTTGCTGAAAGAGGAATAACCAGAAAGATCAATAAAGGGCACACAATACAATGCAAAATTTCAAAACCTTATTTGGGAAGAGATAGACTGCAAGAATTTACAGGAATGACCGATCTTTCTGGCCAATTTGTATATGGCGCAAATGCCGTAGAATTTAATGAGGCGACTATTTCTTCATATTCCGTATCTGTAGATACCAACAGTTCTCCGAAAATATCAATAGATATGAAAATATTTGGAGATTTTAAACCAACAACAAATATTGCAGCCACGCAGAGCGATTATTCTTTCGAGGAGTTGGGTCCAGATTCGGTTTCAGTGGATGTTGAAGGGCGCAATTCAATTTTAACAGATTTTTCATATAGTGTAAATTTTGATGTAAAGCCTACATACGAAATAGATTCTATAAAATCTTCCAGCGCCAAAATATTATCTCCAATAAAATATAGCACATCCGCCAAAATGTTAATGGACGAACAAGAATTTGAAGATGTTACGGGGTTAATTCAATCAGAAACATTTAACAGAAATATAACATTTGATATACGAGATACAGGGAACTCTGTTTTAAATACTTATAATATTCCAAACGCAAGCATAAGTTCCCAAGAAGTTAGTGTTGCGGCTGGAGATTTGGTTCAGTTTTCAATACAATATCAGGGATTGCAATTAAATGTTTAATGGATCAGAAGAGAGCTATGTAATACTGCAAGATGTATTACTAACTGGAATAAGTAACATATCTTTCCAATCGACCAATCAGGAAGGGGCTACAAAGCTACTCGCAAACAAAGGAATAAACAGAAAAATTTATAAGCCGCCGACAACGACTTGTAGTTTTTCTAAACCTTATAATGGCAAGGACTATCTGCAATCATTAACTGGGGCGACTAACTTATCTGGGCAATTTGTATACAAAAATAATGCAATAGATTTCACTAATGCGGCTATTTCTAGTTATGGTTTGAATTTAGATTCAAATGGTTTTGGGGAAATAAACGTGACACTTCAAATTTTTGGAGACATGAAACCCACTACCAATTTAAAACTTTTAACAGCCTCTGCTGATTTCGAGGCGTTAGATATGACCCCTTCTATTTTTTCTCTTAATCTAGATGGTAAAAATTCTGCTATAAAATCTTTAAATTATGAAGCTTCATTTGATGTAAAACCCACAAACAATATTGGCAGCATAAATTATTCAAATGTCAATATATTTTCTCCAGTAGTTCATAAAATAAATGCTAATATAGAAATGCTGGAGCAAGAAGTAGAAGATGTCACAGGGTTAATTGAGGAAGATAAATTTAATAAAAAAATAGATATAATCTTTTCTCCAAAAGAAAACGAATCAAGCATCAATAGAATTTCTGAAATACAATCAATAATAAAGGATATAAAATCTAGCGGCATAACTTTAGATGACTTAGATTTTTCGATGGGTACTTGTGCATTAAATTCTTTTCAATTTGAAAAAAGTGCACTAACAAATCAAACATTAGATTCTAGAGCTGGAGAAGTTGTTCAACTATCTAATGAGTACAGCGCCTATTCAACAATTAAAAAAGTAACTGGCTCTCTACCAACCCCATCGGAATTCAATACTTGTGCAGAACATTTATCCCAATTAGAAGAAAATCTTAATACTGCTTTATTTAGATTAAATGGCACTTTTTATGCAAACCAAGTTGACTTTGAAGATAGAGAAGCAGGTCAAACTAATTTCAATTTATGGCTACGTGAAATAGTAACAAGAGAACCAAAAACTGGAGAAGATTTTGAGCTTAAGATTCTAGGTACATATGCTGCAAACATAAAAGCCCATATTGACACATACTATGAAAGTCAAACTGATTTTGAAAACGAAAATACTGGACAAACAGATGAAGAATTATTAAGTTTTATTGATATTTATTACGAAAACGAAGTCGATTTCGAAAATATAAGCACTGGAGAAACAAATCAAGATTTAAATCAATTTTAAAAAGTGTAATAAGTATTATGGCTGGTGGATTTATATACGAAAAAACAATAGATAGTGCTTTTCAGGGAGGCACGGACAAAAGCTTACTTATTGAACCGAATTATGCTTACCAAGTCCCATTTACATTTGGTAGCGATTGGGAAGAAATAAAAATAGGTATGTTTGTTAGTTTTGTGCAAACAGGAGTAGGAAACGAAAATAAAGGTACTCCAACCTCAACCACGATTGACGCTGGCGGGACAACAAATGATACTTTTACTTATTTAGGATTAATTAAAGAGCAAGATCAAAACTCTTTGCCATTATCTACAAATAATAGCGGCTTTATTGGTACTCAATCTAGATATGCGTTTTTAAACAATACTAGTACCTATGCCTACAATAAAATGACGCACCCTGATTATGGCGGCTCCACCCTAGGTGATAATAAATTTTTTTCAAGTTACCAGGGTCAAGAGTTAGAGGAGAGAGAAATAACTGAAAGTCAAGGAAATTTTAATATAGTAGGAACAACAGGAACTTCTACCACCTTCGCATATCCACATAAAGAAGATTATTTTTGCTCCTATTGGGGTCTTAACTATAAGGTTTTAAATAAAGGACAGAGCGATCAGTTGATCAGTTTTAAAGCCTCACAGTATGATATATCTTCTGTGCCTGGTTCTAGAAACAGCTTGCTATATAATAGAATAGAGGATCCAAGTATAGAAAATTTAAAAAATATAATAAATGGTATAGGAGAATATCAATACCCAGATTTACACTATAATACATCAACAGGATTTGTTTGGAACAAAGATGCAAGCGCTTTAGCTTTGCCAGATTCTTTATTTTTTTACAATGCATTCCAATCTTTAAGACCAAGAATTCACGCTTGGGCGGTAAAAAAGATATCTTAAAGTGTAATAAGTTTTGAATGTCTAACAAGCTTGAATTCAAACAATTGAATCATAAACTAAGATTCAAAGAGCGTAAATTTAAATTTACTGAAAATCAAATTGATTTTCTAAAAACAGCACTTGACCCAGATTCAAAATTATTGTTTTTATCTGGTCCCGCTGGCACCGCAAAGACCTATATGGCTGTATATTCGGCTTTACAGGTCATGATGGACTCTAACCTTGAAAAAGGTATTCTATATATCAGAAGCATAGCTGAGAGCGCGCAGAGAAGCATGGGTGCGCTGCCAGGGTCTTTAGAAGAAAAGTTTGCAGTTTTTGCGGGTCCATTTTATGATAAGCTCGATGAAATGCTTGATACTTCTGACATTAAAATTTTAAGAGAAAAAAATATGTTTGATTGCATACCTGTTAATTATGTAAGGGGCGCGAACTGGGACGATACAATTGTAATAATTGATGAGGCTCAAAACTTCTCTTATGGTGAATTAGTGACTGTTTTAACAAGAATAGGAGAGGATTCAAAAATAATTATATGCGGAGACATTATGCAAAGCGATATTAATAATAGTGGCTTTACTGAAATTTTCAAAACGTTTGACAACGAAGACTCTGTGGAAAATGGAGTCATATGCAAACAATTCACCACAGAAGACATAAAGAGAAGTAAAATTGTAAAATTTATCGTATCTAAACTTGAGAATAATTAAAATAAATTTATAATAATTTATGGCTATTAAGTTTTGTACAGATTGCGGTAAGAAGGTTGAATATAAATTCAGCCCGCCCAAGTTTTGTTCTGATTGTGGAAGTCCGTTTGGCTCATCTTATGCAAACGAAGATTTACCAATCAACAGAAAAGTGAAAAAAATTGAAGCTCTAAGTGAAGATGAGACAGATGCAGAATCTGTACCTCGTATCACAAAGCTTGAATACGAAATCGATACTTTTGGCGCAGACGCGCAACAAACAATGGGTTCTCTTGCTGGCAAACGCCCCTTAAGCAGAAAGAGGAGAATAGTTAGAGACATTAATGATTTATAATGTACAGTTTCGAAGACAAGCTCAAGGAAATAGAAACAGCCTTAGAACGTAAGAGATCAAAATGGGATTTAGATGCCTTAGCTTATATTGATTACGACGACATCAAGCAAACTATTATGTGTCATATACATAAAAAGTGGCATTTATGGAATCAATCGAAACCAATCGAACCTTGGTTAAGTAGAGTTGTATCGAATCAATTTAAAAACTTGCTCCGAAATCATTACGGCAATTATGCCAGACCATGTTTGAGGTGCAAGTATAATCTTGGAGGAGATGGCTGCAGTAAAACAAAAAGCGGAATGCAGGATAACCATTGCACAGAATATAAAGACTGGGAGCGAAAGAAAAAAGCTGCTTATGATATTAAGCTCGCCGTTACAATAGAGCATCACACTCACGAGGTTTATGAAAGAAAAGATGAATTTCTTGATCTAGAGTTAGCGACGCGCAAGCTTTCGAGTGAAATCGAGGAAGAGCTTACGCCAAGGCAGTTTACAGCTTTTAAGATGCTCTTTATTCAAAACAAATCTGAAGAAGATGTCGCAAAATTTTTAGGCTTCAAAACAACAGAAAAAAAGAGGTCGGCGGGATATAAGCAAATCAAAAATTTGAAAAAAATTTTTCAAGACAAAGCTAAGAAAATTATTAAAAATAAGGATATTATATGATTCAATTAACAGACGATCAAAAAGAATTTATCCTAAATATGTTCGAAGACGATCCGAATATAATCAACATTACAAAAAAGGTATTTAATGATGACGAGCTTGATGGGAGATCAAAAGAAGGACGTAGTGTTAGTAAATTTTTAGCTAAAAATGGCCTAAAGGCAAAAACAACAAAACGCGAAAAGATAAAAGAAATATCTTT